AACTTAAACATTTCATACCCATTTTTAGTTAATTTAGGTATTTCGTCTACATTGCTAAATGTTGTTTGTTTTGTTGGCTCCATAGCTAATTTTCTATCGTTAGCAGGGTTCCATTTATTTTCTCGAATCCATGCGGTTATAATATATTTCTTACCTTTTACAATAGGTGTGCCGGCATGTAATACTTCATCGTTTACTTCGCCGTTTATCATGTTTTTCCACCATATTGCCTTACCCATCTTAGGTGTAAATGACATATCTAATTTAGGAAAATCAGTTGTCCCACCTTCCATACCTTCATTTAGGTATATCATTAATGTATCGGTTCTATTACCGCTGGACATACAATGATTTTTATAGGAATTACTATCGAACCAATCGTAATGTTGTTTGAATTCTTGTCCTTCCTTATATAGTTGCCCTTGTAATGCTTCTATTCTATCCGTTGAACAACCGATTGTCATAGCTATCTTCTTCATTAAAGACATTACAACTAAATTATCAGCTGGTAGATTACAAGTACTTGATGTTCTTGCTTGTGATGTTTGTGTTGCTTTATCATTACCACCTGCTACTAATGATGGGATATTATCTCTTTTAATTAATTTAATAAGAGTATCACATTCCTTTTGTGTTAAAAAGTTATCTAATTCTTGTATCATATTAACATTTTTCTTTTCTAAATGGGTATTCTATACTTTTATAGTAATCTATAATAGCCGTCATATCATATTTCCATCCACTATCTAACATTATTTCTCCTAATTTCCAACGTCTGGCATTAGCAGTAAATGCTAAAAATTCATTCCTAACTAAAGTTATGGTTAATTCTTGGAATCGTTTAGTGTTTATTACTCTTCCAAAATTGGTTATATAATATTCATCTCTTAAAAATGATATATGTTTACCAACTTCTCCTTCATACAACATTTTTTTTAAATTACCTTCAAATATATCATCTTCATCATGAAATAATTCATCTATAGGTAAATCGTTGTAAAGAAGTTTATTAACATAGTCTACACTATGCTTAACATAATCTCCTTTATAGGCGTTAGCCATTTTACCTTCCATGTTATTCTTTTTCAGCGATATTACTTTCCCCCGATTTTGCATACAACCTCTTTATTTCGTTTATAACTATACCCTTTATTTCTTCTTCAAATAACCTTTGTTTGGCTATTTTATTAATTTCTTTTCTTCGTTTTAATGCTTTATACATATCGGGGAAAGACCAAAAGGCCACCCCAAGCATACAACCCATAAAACCTGCTATTAGCTGTCCGAACATAATTCCTTTAATTTAATTAGTGCTTTCTTTATATCTTTACCTAATCTACCTGGTTGTATATCTAATGCTTTAGACATATCGCTTACATTTACACCTTTGTAATAATGTTCAGTTATTAGGTATTTGTTATAATAATCTAAGGTATTGTAGGTATGGTATTCTAAACATTCCTTAATTTGTTTTTCTACTGGAGTATCTAAATCAGTATTGTAATCTTTATAACTGTAGTCTGGTAGTAATTCTCTATTTTGCATCATAGGTCTTCTATATCTACTATAAAAGGTTGATGTGCTGGATTTTAATTGCATAGCCATCGCTCTAGTTATATAGTGCTCAGGTTTATCTTCAAACATAATTTGATATTGTCTATCTAAATCCATGTTCAGAAATTGCTCTACAGTATGAGGTAATAAATCGGCACCCCATTGGTCAAATCCCTTACCACATAATTTTTTACAATTAATTTCTAATTGAGGATATAAGTCCTCCATTGCTTTTGCTATTGCGGTTCTTTTATCTTGATCTTTCATACGGTAATAACTATTGAAGGGGAATGTAAGAATGAAAAAAAGGAACTAACCCTCTCTCTTTGTCAAATGGCAGTATGAAAATCAAAGGGATGAGGGCGTTCCGGAGTATTCATAAATATAATTGATAGTGATAATATAATAAATCGGTTTCAGGCATCCAAATAATATGTAAAATCTAATAGGTTAGATGTAAATCTTATCGGTGCACCGACGTGCACCTAACCGTTTTATTTTTATCTCTTTATTTTTACATTCAAATTATTTGAATTTTTATAAATTTTATAAGTATAAGGTAATGGAAATATCCCGCTTCTCCAAGCCGTTTATGTAATTGTTCATAACTAATTGGTAATTGTTCACAACTTGGTTTTTTTACCCCCACCCCATACTAAGAAAACAATTGTTATACAAAAACTTAGCGTATTAAATTAAGGTATCTGATCCAACTATATTTCTATAGAAGTCTTCCAACATCATGGGACGGCCATACGTATATGAAAGAAATAAAAAACGACAAAAAGAGAGTAAGAAATTAATCCTACTCTCCTTATTGAACAAATCACAAATACACCCTGGGAATAGTGTAAATTTTAAATATTGTTAATATATTCCGTAATAAGCATTTACATTTGCTTGAATTGCAGTAGCATTTGCTGATTCATCAGTATTAAATAAGATGAGTTCTTGTAAATAGCCTAACCATTGGTTATCTCTACTACCTCCACCTTCATCTAATGCTATTCTACCATATGATACATTAAAAGTTCCTGCACCACAAGCTGCAGTTGATATAGCATTATTATTAAGAGCTCCTTTTAATGAAGTTCCTGCCCTACCTGCTAAAATATGTTGTTGTTCTAAGTTAGTAAACGCCCCTAATTCTAAATAAGCATCATCATACCCAATTAATGTTTGTGGTCCTGCCCCTGGTGGCTTACTCCCAGCATAATTAGCTTGTTTTTGGAAGACATTAATAAATCTTGGGTCAGTATCAGGGTCAATCGAACTTGCACCCCCATTTTTCATATTCCAAATAGAACCCCTTAATGTTGTTGGGTATATTTCAGAATTTAGGTTAGCTAAAACTTCAGAGATAAACATTGTATCTGTTCCACTATATACTTGGTCTATCATATCTCCAGATACTTGTTGCATCATAGAAGGAGAATATATACTTCCACCCCAATCAAAATAGATTGCAGGTTTACCATTTATTAAAAAAGGATTTCCACTATTACAAAATTGAGGTTTCCACGTTCCATTACCTTGTTCTATAGGTCCGTAAGCATTTACAGATTGGTCAAACAAATAAGTGATAGTTTGAGTTCCTTGTGATGATAAAGCCACTAAATCTAAATCACCATTAGCATCAAACCCAATTTGACTTCCATTACTGAGTTGAACTGCTGGTCCTGCGTAAGCATCCCTTAATTTTCTTAAGGAATATCCTGCTACCGCTTGTGGGAATTCATCTAAGAATAATCCCCCACCAGGAGGTGGTGCTGGTGCTGGGGCTGCTGCTGTAAATAATGCGGTGTTTGTATAAATCATATTATGATATGTTTTGTATTCCTGTTGCTACTAAACTATTAGCATCAAAACTAACTGCTGAAACTAAATCATATGTTTGTGATGCTCCTGCTGAACCTACAAATGGTGTTCCATCAGCAAATTTAAATTTATTAGTATCAAATGTTACTGTTCCTGAACCACCTGTTTGTAGTAGTTTTAGGTTAACATTTTGTCCTGCTTGAACGTTTGTAGCAGTAAAATGAGTATCAGCACTTCCAATTAGATAGCATAAAAAGAAGTTACCTTGTGATAAATCTATTGATGATGTGCTATTACTTGGAGCTACAGTAACTACTTGTCCATTTGTAGCACCATTTACAGTAATGTTTTGTGTTAATATTTCTGCTATTGTTGAAGCAAAAGTTGCCACTGAAGCACTATCGGCTGTTCTCGCATCTTCACTAAATGAAGCACTTACAGCTACTGCTGAGTTTTGTGCAAATGAAGCACTTACTGCGTCACGTGCGTTTCCTGCTAAGTCGGCGTAACTTGCCGTAGCAGTCGCTGATAATAACGTAGCTATGCCTGCTATACTAGCGTATTCTGAATGAGAGGCACTTACTGCTGTTCCTGCTGAAACTGCTGTTAATGCGTGTGATGCTGTAGTTGCTGTAGAAGCATTACCTACTAAATCACCAATGAATCCGTTAGAAGCAGTTATATAATTGGCAGTTAAATTACCACCTACTGATACTAATGTTCCATCATCCGTTATAATAGAATCTAATAAGTGATGTCCACCATCACCTTTTACTAATGTATTAGCTGTATTGTATATTGGTGAACCTTTAATAGTATATTCAGGTCCGAACATTACTACACCATAATCTACTGCTCCATCATTATACTCATAATTCCAATCGTTGGTATTGCCATCGAAGAAGAATGAAGCTGTAGTATTTGCTGAACCACTATCTACAACGTTAATACCCGCATATCTCTGTGAAGGTGTATCGTTGTTCAATTGTATAAAGGCATCGCCTGTAATTACTACAGAAGACGTTACTGCGTTGAAGTTTGTTACACTAAGTGTTGTAGCAGTTATATCGTTAAACGAACCACTATTGAAAGATACATCAATACCTTGTTTTATATCATCGGCAATTGAAGAACTTACTGCCCTTAAAGCATTTGATGCTGAATTGGCATTTAATGCTAATGAAGCTGTGTTAACATTTAATGAAGAAGATGGTGTATTTTCCCATAATTCGCTTACTGAGTTATATAATAATATCTCTCCGTTTGATGCTGATACAATTGTTACATCGTTTAATTCTGTTAAGGCTGTTCCAACTTCTATTTTAACATAGATTGAACCACTTACTGTTGCGTTAACAACAAATCCAATTTGAACTAATGTAGCTGGTGATGAAGGTTTAATATTCGTTAATCCGCCTGGGACAACAGCTGATAAGTATAATGGGTCGCCATCTTCCCATACTTCAACACCCGGCCCTCTTGTATCTATACCTCTAACTAATCCGTTAGTAGTTATGAATCCTTCTTGGTTATTTAATATTGTCTCTGTTACAACACCTAATGCGGATTGAGCATCTGCTCCATTAGCTAAGGCTAAATCAATAGATAATCTATTACCTTGGGCTCCTAATATTTGAACTACGGAATAATCTGCTTCTAACAAATCGCCACCAGACTTATTTACTGCCCTTGTTACTAATTCTTGTCCTACTTGTAAGGTTACATTTCCACCTTTCAAACCGATATCTATTGTTCCATCTACATCGTTCCAAGTCATCCTTTGTTCGGCAGGTATTCCACCGATTTCCATATCAATAGATTGAACTTGAGTTGCGTTTCCTTCTAATAAAGAAGAAGTTAAAGCAGTTGTAGCACTATCAGCACTTACTGCTGTTAATGCATGTGAAGCTGTTGTAGCTAAATCTGCTAATCCTGCGGTTGTAGCATAAGATGAACTTATAGCTGTAGTTGAAGATATAGCACTTATTGCTACTGTTGCTATTGAAGCCGTTGAGGCATTTTGTGAAAATGAAGCACTTAATGCATATGATGAACTAACAGCACTATCTGCTAATTCTGCATTTTTAGCACTAAACGCATCTACAGCATAAGATGCTGTTGCACTTGGACTTAATGATGTAGCTATTTCTGCTACTGATGCTGATGTTGCATAAGATGCTGATTCTTGATTTGATGAATTTAAAGCAAACGACGCTGTCGCTACTATAAAATCTGTTCCGGTTGCTGTAGCAAGCATATTTCCCTCCGCTGAACTTGATACTTGAACTAAGTTTTGGAAGGAAGCATTAATTGCTAAGTTACTAATGTCTTGAGCCATTTTTTCTCTTTTTTATTGTTTTATAGGTGGATATTGCGGATAAGCGGAATCAACTATTGGCATTCCTAATCTCCTTGCTAAGTTTAAATAACGTGATCTTGTATTTTGTGAGAATACTATTGGTGATTTGTATTGAGAACCATAATCAGCTATTTGCTGATATAATAAAGTATTTTGATTTAGTTCTGGAAAATCAGCTTGTGTTTCTACTAAATACTTAGATAATCTATCTGCATAGTATTCGAACTTGTTCAAAATACTAGTACGTTTCATTTCATACTTGTTTCTATCTACCTCTACCGAATTTTCTCCACCTGTTGGTGTTAATAATCCGTTGTTTTTGGCGCGTATATAAATAGATTCTAATATTTCATAATATGATGCATAAAGCAACATATCCTGTATATAAGTGTCTAATAACGTTTTATATGCGGCGTTTTCACTATCACTCATTGTATTAGTTTCTACTAAAGTAAGTAGTTTTTGATACAATAAAGTTCCAATTACTCTTTGTAATTGAATATCTTGTGCTGTGCGTATGTTGTTCTTGATTAAATCTGGATCTACTGAATCATTTATATCAGTATACTGTTTAACTTTTGTCCAACTAATTAATAGAGTATCTGTCATAATTAATCTATATTTCCTGTTATACCTCCTGTTATACCATCACCTTTACCTTCTTGTGGCTCTTCTAAATCTCCTACTTCATCTTCTAATGATGCTACTTCTTCGGTATCGGCTTCTTGTGATGTAACTACTTCCATTTCATCATTCTCACTTTCGTATAATGGATTCTTTTGTAATACACCTATTGTTATATCTTCATGATTATATCCTAAAAGCACTTCAAATACACTTAATATTGCTTGTTGAAATGGTAATACTACTGTATTTAAGAATAATCTATATGCTGTCTCTAATTCTTCTGCATTATTTCCTAATCCCGTATTTTCTTTAATACCTAATAAGGCAGGTGATGTAATTCTATGTGCTGATAATATCTTTTGAGATACCATATCGTTAATTGCTACATAATAACCATCAGCGCCGTTTTGAGGAATAGGCGTTATAACGGGAGCATTTTCAGGTGAATCAACGTCTATGTACATGAGGCTTCCCGCGTTGCTACTACCTTGATATTGCTGTTTAAGCATATTCTCAATTGCCATACGCTCATCATCTGTAGCGTTAGTAAAAGTAGTAATTGATAAACTTGGAGCTAACCCGTTTTGAATGTTGTTAATATGGAAATTATCTACTTCCTGATCTAAATCTATTACTTTACTTGCAGCAACATAGTCAGGTCTTGGATAATATTCTCTACCAGGTGAATATGGCTGGTAAACATATATTTGTTTAGGTTCTTCATCTCGTTTTAATGGATTGTATACTGGCAAATAAGGTATTTCACTTAAATTTACATTACCACTAAATGTATACATTTTCTCCCATTCATTGTAGATATAAAACCCTTCACATTGGTTTCTATAATTTTTCTTTTTTGAACGAATATATGAGAAATCTATATGGTAAACTTCTGCTATTCTTGTTCTATCTCTACTCCATATAACTTCAAGAGAAAATCCACCAAATAATTTAATGTCAATTGCTACTTTGTTATATATGTCATTCCAAGATTCTCCGGATTTATTAGCGAAATCTAAGACTGATTCGTCTTCTGTTACTAATCCTTCACCTCGTATTGCTTCAACAATTGCGTTAACTGATGATGCATGAATTGTAGAGTGATTGTATAGATCAATTAAGTAATTAGGATACAAATTATTTGCTCCATACTTAATAAATCCTTCTTCTGCATTTTCCTTACCTGATACTTTTTTATATGCATCACGTTTTATAGAGGAAAAATTTAGTTTATTTTTTTTATCCATTGTAAACTGAATAGTATGATAATTCCTGGTTTTCGTATTTGTATTGTTCATCGTAATCACTTCCTGAAACGAATACTCTATCAGTAGTAATTGTTCTTCCTGGTATGGTAGTAAATCCGTAAGTATACCAAGTATCTGTTATATCAGCCCAAGCATCTGGTGCTTCTATCCATGAATAAGGTATAATTCCAAAGCTTACCCATGCATCTGTTATTGAACTCCAAATATCTGTCGTATTATTCCAAGTTTGTATACTGGAAATACCTTCAAATATGTTGGCTGTATAATGTCCACTTGAAGTAGGGACTAAAGAAGAACTTAAATCAAATAAAATCCAACCCCCACTATAGGCATTAGATTTGTTTGAAGATACAGTTACATTTGTTGTACTATAATCTCCTTCAAATGAAGAAGTTAAGGTAAATGACATTTCACTGCCTGAAAATGGAGGTTGTAAATCACTCCAAATTGCTATAGTAGAACTTCCTGTTGGATTATGTTGTAATTGTATCATATGTTATTTTAATTTAGGTAGGGGTTACGCAATTAAGCGTAACCCTTTTCCTAAAAATTTATTTAGACTACAGAAATTCCTGACATAATAGCAGCTAAATCGCTACCACTACACTCACTCGCTGGATAAGGCTCTTGCCCACCGAATGTTAAAGAATATCCATTTAAATCTCCATAAGCTGTTCCAGTTGCACCACTACCACCAGTTAACGTCATTCCGTTTGATTGACCAGCTAGGAAGAATTTTCCTACTGAATCATCGGATCCGTTATTGGTTTCTATAATTATTTTCAAGTCTTGATTTTGAGCCAAAACTTTAACTTGATTTCTAATTGAAGATTGTAGTTTGTGGAAAGGAGCATTTACGACTTGGTCGAAAAATACAGTTCCATTCTCAACAGAAGGTGTTGGAGTTTCTGTAAAATCACCTGTTTGTTTAACAAGTTCAAATTTATAGAAAGTTCCTACTCCACTAATGTCGGTTAATAAACCGGCACCAGCGCCTGTTACAGAAGCAATTGAACCAGACAATATGTATATGTTCTTAATTCCGCCTATCGAATCTCGACAAGCTAATTCAAATCCTGATGTTATATCACATGCCATCTTTTATCTGGTTTTATTAATTAAACTTATGCTTGATCGTTTGATACGAAATACTCTGGGTGTCCGATTTGAACTCCTAATTTGTTTCTCAATCTGTACTTTAATGTATCAGAGTTGATATCAAACCATAATTGGAAGTTTGTAGTATCAGATACTAAATCTGTACCCACCACCATGTCAGAAGCAGGGCCTAAGATTACTCTTTCAGAAGAACCTAATCCGTAAACACCAACGATTTTCACGTTTGGATATCCTGGTAATGGTACTTCGTAGAATCCGTTTCTTCTTTCTACAGTTGTAGGATCGAAGTGGAATAAGTTTTGAGTAGTTAATCCTGAGATTACTCTTTGGAATACTTTAGTACCCATGAAGAAAGTTAAATCTTCAGCATCGATAATGTTTGCATCAGCATCAGCTAACATAGAAGTTAATTGAGCGTAAGCAGTTGATCCTGTAATTACATTTGCTCCAACTCCTGTTGCTTCTACTACACCTGCAGTTGAACCAGAAATTAATGCTTTGAATCCATCAGCTTCAGCTACTACGTTAGAGTTAGAATCTGTAGAAGATCCTGATACAGCTCCCCAAAGGAAAGTATCATTAGCCTGCTGTGCTTTCTTAACTAAATCAGAAGTTAAGTCGTTCAAGATAGTCATAGTTTCTTCGTAAGAACCTGCTGGTAAAGCAGATACACCAAGATACTTGTCAGTTAATGTTTGTAAGTTCCAAGAATCGTAAGCTGTTCTCTTAGTTACAGTAATGTTTCTTTGAGAAAATACTGCTGATCCTGAAGCAGTTGTTACTGAATCTCCCCCTTGGAAGAATGGAGTAACAGAAATAAGGTTAAGTGGCTCTTGGTATTTGATACCTTCCTGTACTGATACATACTCAGTTGTATTACCAGTGTATACAGTATCAAGAACGATCTTACCAGCTACTTCGTTGTTAAAATCCGCTAATGCGGCTACGTTTAATGCCATCGTAAATTAATTTAAATTTTAATAATTATTTTTTAAGCGCTGATAATTTTGTTAACATCTGGTTGTAGCGCTTAGTGTTACGTGTAGATGCTTTTACTTCTACTTTAGAAAATTTGTTTGGTACAGTTTTTTCTTCAGCTGGTTCGGATGCAAATGCAGACATTTTGTCTTTCATTTTACCCATTTCTTCTTCGATTTCCATCATTTTTTCTTTCATTGAAGCCATTTTCTCTTCAACTACTTCTCCAATTACGGAAATAATTTCTTCTAATGCTGGCATTTCGTCCACCATTTCTTCTTCGATAATTTCTTCTTCGAATTTTTCTTCTTCGATGATTTCTTCTTCGGCTAATCCTTCGCTACCTTCACCTGCTTCATCTGGACGCTTCATTCCTGTAATGATAGATTCACCATCTAATGTGATAGTAATTCCACTTTCAGTAATGTGATCCCCTGCTGGAGCTGGTTTAAGTTCACCATCTATTTCTACGAATACTTTATCACCATCAGCAAATTCACCTGCTTTATCGTTGGTAATTTTAGTTCCGTCTTCTAGAGTGGCTGAAGCGAATGACTGAACAGAAGTAGTTTCTTCAAGATTGAATTTCGCCTTTACGAAATCTCTTAACTCTTTGTTTGTCATTTTAATAAAATTATTGATTTTTAAACAATTTTTGCCCTTAGCAGGGCATTCTTGCACATAAATACGAACTCCTACCAATATCTTTGGAGTAGTTAAAGACTTTTATTATCTTCCTTCTCTGTTCAATATTTATGGACGAACAAAAAAAATATTTAAAAATGAACACAAAGTATTGTAAAAGATGTGAAGAAACTAAATCATTAGATGAATTTAGTAAAAGTAAAGCTTATAAAGATGGTAAGCAAACGTATTGTAAGGCTTGTAATAAAGCCCAAAACGATAAGTATAATGCCGATAACCGAGAGTATTTTAAAGAATACACTAAACAATATATGGCTGAAAATAAAG